TAAACTTATGAAAATACTTTGTATAACTTCAGCCAATTCGGGTGTAGGACTGCACCGAATTATGATGCCTATTGTTTATATGGAAAAAGAGTATGCACTTATTACCGATGTATTGAATGACGAACTACTTGAGCAGGGTTGGGATATTGTGCTAATGAATAGAATGCTTAACGAAATAGATGCAAAGCAAATGGACACTTGGCGCACTAAGTATGGCTTCAAGTTAGTAGTCGATAATGACGATTACTGGGAACTTAGCGAAACGCATCTTTTGTATTACCGATACAAGTACAATAACATAGGCAAACAAATTACCGATTACTTAGAGATTGCAGACCTTTGCACTTGCACACACGAAAGGTTAGCAAGTGAGATAAGCCAATACAATAAGAACGTTCACATATTACCAAACGCATTACCTTACGGGCAAGAGCAGTTCCAGGATAACAAGACCGAAGATTACAAAGTAAGATTGTTCTGGAGCGGAAGCGGAACGCACGAAAGAGATTTAGAAATACTTAGGCAGCCGTTCAAAAGGCTACAAGGTATGAATATAAGAACTGTTATTGCAGGTTACAATGACGGGGAGAAGCCTATATGGGATAAAATGATTGATGCGTTTACTTGCGGACTAAAGCTTAACCCTACGATCTATAACTATGCAAAGGTTACGGAATACATGGGTGCTTATACGGACTCAGACATTTCAGTTATTCCATTGGTAGATAACAAGTTTAACGCTATGAAGTCCAACCTTAAGGTATTAGAAACGGCTGCTAAAAAGAACCCTGCCATAGTTAGCTATGTCAATCCGTACTTAGATATGCCGGTACACTACGTTAAAAGTCAGAAGGATTGGTACAAACATATTAAAGATTTAGTGAGCGACGCGGATATGCGAAAGGAAAGCGGACAGAAGTTGTTTGAGTTCTGCCAAAAGAAGTATAACTTTGACGAGATAAATTTAGACCGAAAGTATATTTATAGTAAACTATGCCAGTAATAAAATGCTCAAACGGGAAATATAGAATAGGCTCAGGCGGTTGCGTTTACGATACCGAAGAGAAGGCTAACCAAGTTTGGAAGGCTATCCTTGCAGGTGGCAAGTTCGCAGATAGCTATACTGACTACCCTGAAAGTGCAACTAACAACGCAAAGAGGGCAATAGAATGGGCTGAGAAAAATGGTTGGGGTTCTTGTCTTGAAGCAACGGGAAAAGCAAGGGCAAGACAGTTGGCAAATCGTGAGCCGATTAGTAGAGATACGATTGCCCGTATGGCTTCCTTTAAAAGACATCAACAACATAAAGACGTTCCTTATAGCGAAGGTTGTGGCGGAATTGCCTGGGATGCGTGGGGCGGTACGAGTGGGGTTGAATGGGCAATTAATAAACTAAAAGAAATAGACGGAAAATAATTTGCATACTTAAATTTTTTAATTATTAATCAACGGAAAATTTAATGGGGAAAGTATGCAGAAACACACACAAATTTATTTGCAGGGAATGGGGTATAAAAAAACGGACTTCATTCCTTGCGAAGTGTGTGGCTCACAAGCGGTAGATATACATCATATTGAGGCAAGGGGAATGGGTGGCAGCAAAGACAAAGACACGATTGAAAACCTAATGGGATTGTGTAGGAAGTGCCACATAGAATACGGAGACAAAAAACAATATAAAGAGTTCCTAAAAGACATACACGCAAAGAATTATGGCAAAGATTAAAGAAAACAATAACAAAGTTAGCTTTGGCAAACGCAAAAGAGGTTCTGCAAAGAAGTCCTTTAATAAGCACACACCCAGAGAAAAAGCATATAGAGGTCAAGGACGATGAGAAAGTTATGGGCTATATGGTATTTATTAACAAACAAAGCTTACTTCCTTGCGGTATGTAAGACAGGTAAAAATGGAGACGATATGACCACAATCGGTAACTACACCTATGCGATGGCAGAAACTTTAATCAATAAGCACATAGCAGACGTTGACACTTTCATTGAACAACAAAATGCAATAGACGAAGCAAACGACATAATTAACGGCATACTATGATTTTATTATCAAGTCAAGTAGAGAGCATAGCATCACGCAAAGACAAAACAATTAAGCTAACCTTAGCAACCCAGGAACTAAGTCCTAAAGATGCAGCTAACTTATTTCAACTTAACCAACAGTTCTGCTACTTGGCAATTAAAGAAGAGCCGTTTAGTAAAAAAGAGCAAGACGTATTAGAAAACCTAAAAGCTGACCCTGACACGTTTAAAACACCAAGTCAAAGATTAAGGGGCATCTTATACAAGACATACGAACAAGACAACGAAGGGTACAAAGATTTTAACACATATTACCTTTCCGTAATGGATAGGATATGCCAACACTATAAAAACAAGATAGATGGGTAGGTTTAAACTTATAGAGACACCAGAACTAATGCTTCAATACTTTAACGAGTACGCAGAATACTGCAAAAGCAATCCTATTAAAGTACACGATTTCGTAGGTAAAGACGGAGATGAAGTTTACAGATTAAGGGAGCGACCTTTGACAATAGAAGGGTTTGAAAACTATTGCGCAGACAAAGGAATTATTGGAGATTTAAGCCATTACTTTGCTAATACAAATAATGCTTACGCAGATTTTTTAACCATCTGTTCGCATATTAGGAGAAAAATAAGGCAAGACCAAATCGAAGGGGGAATGGCAGGGGTTTACAATCCAAGCATTACTCAGCGTTTGAATAGCTTAGTAGAGAAGTCCGAGAATAAGCACGAAGTAAGTGAGATCAAAATAACTTACGATAAGTAATGCAAACAATAGGTCTAAGCTTACATAAACCACACCCTGCACAAAAGCAAGTAATCGACTGCGAAAGTAGATTTATTGTAATGATGGCAGGGAGAAGATTTGGCAAGTCATTGATTAGCCAAACGATAAGCATAGACACGGCAGTAAATAAAAAGCGTGTAGCTTACATTACCCCTACTTACCAATTAGGAAAGATATTTTTTAAGGAAATAGTTGACCTATTGCCATTAGAAATATACTCTAAGAATGAGAGCGACCTGGTTATTACTTTTATTACGGGTGGTAGTATACGTTTCTTTACTGGGGAAAGGTTAGACAATCTTCGTGGTTTAAAGTTTCACTTAGCCGTAATAGACGAGGCTTCCTTTATACCTAACCTTGAAGATGGGTGGCTCAACTCAATAAGACCTACCTTAACGGACTACAAGGGCAAGGCTATATTCCTTAGCACCCCTAAAGGTAAAAACTACTTCTTTAGTTTGTTTAGCAAAGCAGAACCCGATTGGCAAAGCTTTAAGTTCACTACATACGATAACCCTTACATAGACCCACAAGAGATAGACGATGCCCGTAGGCAACTCCCAGAGGTTGTGTTCGAGCAGGAGTATATGGCAAACCCTGCCGAGAACGCAGCAAACCCTTTCGGTAGTCAATACATTCGTAATTGCATACACCCAGTAACAACAATGCCGGTTGTAGCTTATGGAATTGATCTGGCGAAGTCAGTCGATTGGACTGTTATAGTAGGGTTAGACGAAGATGGAAACGTGGCTTATTTTGACCGCTTTCAAATGGATTGGCACAATACCAAGCAAACTATCATTAGGCTGCCAAAATGCCCTATCCTTGTCGATTCTACGGGGGTTGGCGACCCTATCCTTGAGGACTTACAAAGAGAAGGGGTAATGATACAAGGCTTAAAGTTCACAAGTTCAAGTAAGCAGCAACTTATGGAAGGCTTACAAGCTGCGATACATCAAGGGAAGATAGGCTATCCAGAAGGGATAATCAGCCAGGAACTTGAAGTATTTGAGTATATGTATACGGCAACTGGGGTAAAGTACTCAGCACCTTCAGGCTTCCACGATGATGCCGTTATGGCTTTGGCTTTGGCTTGGCAGAACTTCAGCCTTAAACGTGGCACGGGTAGGTATGCCTTCCTATAATTGCAACAAGGTTACAAAAATAAATTTGGTGGATTGTGTAAAACTTGTATATTTGGTTATTATTTAATCAAAACACAAACACAATGAAAAAACAAACCGCACAACTTTTAGCCGTATTTTTAGTAGCTTGTTACCTTATTGGGCAACTTCAAGACATCTACTCAAAATGATCTACGCTATTTGCCTTCTGCTAATTGCAACAGGTTTTGTAATGGCAGCATTATTTGACTACACAATTAAACACAATGACCCAAAGCACAAAAGATTACATAGACAAATATTACGCAAGTGAGCCGATTAGCATTATGATGTCTAACATTGATGCGACTTACTTAGAGATACTAACTTACTGCAACGAGAAGGGTTACGAACCTTCTAAGCGTAGAATGAGAAGCCCAGAACATAAGTCAAAAGTTGGCTTTTTTGATATTGATAATTACAAACCCGAAACAATATAAAATGGAACTACAACAAATCTTCGAAACAACAAAAGAACAAAGGACTGAGTTTACCTACCAATTAATTGAACGCTTAAACGCAGGGGAACTTGACCCACTTAAAACACATCTTCAGGTTAAAGCCTTAGAGGATATGCTTGAAACACTAAAGGCAAACAAGGACTATAAAGATGCGGTATTACAAGCAGCCGTATTAAATGGCAAGGACTTTGAGTATATGAGTGCTAAGTTTAACATTAGAGAAGTAGGGGTTAAGTATGACTTTAGCAAATGTGAAAGTCCTGCTTACGATGAGATATTGAACGAGTACAATAGCGCAGCTAAAGCCAAAAAGGATATGGAAGAGTTCCTTAAGAAAGTTCCACATCAAGGACTTGACATTATTAACGGAGTTACGGGAGAGGTTACAAGAGTTTACCCACCTGCCAAGAGTAGCACAACAAGTGTAGCCGTATCATTAAAGTAATAAAAATATTGTACTTCTTTGCAATTTGCTTACCTTTGGCAGCGTTATGCTACATAGGTGGGCATCTTGCTTATGAGATAATGTTAAAACTAAGAAAATGACTTGGAACGAAATCACAGTTTGGCAGTACCAACAAATCTATCCAATAGTTACTAAGCCTGAGAAGGATTGGACAACCTTAGATGTAGAAAGTAAGTTAGTAGGCATTTTGCATAACCTTACAGACACGCAAGTAGATAGCCTAAGCGTAGGGGAGTTTAACAAATTAAAGGTAACCTTAAACTTTTTAGACGATAAGATAGAAGGTAAGCCGGTTAAATACACCGAAGTAAATGGCAAACGTTACAAGTTTATTTATGATGTGCAACAGATCAAAGCAGCCAGATACATCGAGACAAAAGTATTCAGCACCGATTTAGTAGGTAACCTACACAAGTTAGCAGCCTCAATGGTTATGCCACAACGCAAAACCTGGTTTGGCAAATGGGTAGATGACAAATACGATGCTTCCAAACATAGCGAGTATGCCGAGGACTTACAAGGGGCAAATTTTATGCACGTTTACCAATCCATTGTTTTTTTTTATCAAGTATACAGAAATTGGATAGAAGTTTCTCAGGGTTATTTGGTTCAGGAAATGACGAACAAGGGAATGAGTTTGGAACAAGCGAAAGAGGTGGTTCAAATTTTATGCGACACTTTGGATGGCAGTATTGCGCCAAATCTGTTGCCGACCACGAAAATATTACAGTTGACCAAAGCTATGAGTTAGCCACAATACAATTTTTAAATACCCTATCCTATCTAAAGGCTAAAGCCGATTACGATAAAGAGCAACATAGGAAACTTAAGTAGCCCTGCCAATTTTGGTGGGGTTAGTTATTTTTAGACCTTCCTTATATTTATTAGCGTGAGTATATCGAAAGCACAAATACAAGCGTTAAGGGATAGCTTTATACAAAGCTTAGGCGGTAGCTTTGATAAGTACAAGCCAGGAGAACTTCCCGTTTTAGAAGATACCTTAGCTTTATATGGTAAAGCTTTTAACGATAGGGTTACCCAAATATTAGATAGCGAAAACATTACGAGTTCTGGTAAGTTGGCAGAACCTGCTTTGCCAATTATTAATAAATTTGGCAATGGTTATGTTTTGAGCCTCGGTTACGAAGAGGGAAGCGAACAAGACAAATACTTTAGATTTGTCAATAAGGGGGTAAAAGGTACAAAGAATACAAAGGCAGACAACAAAACACCTTATGCTTTTAAGACAACAAATAAGGCGGTTAATATATTAGCAATAGAAAACTGGCTAAAATACAACAAGCTAAAATCAGTTGCGGTAAAAAAATATACAAAGCTTGGAACTGAAGCAAAGGCTATTCAAGGCAAAAAATCTTTAGCTTGGGCAATAGCAAGAAGCATTCACACTAAAGGTTTAAGGTCTACATACTACTTTGATAGAGCAGTAGCACAAATATTTAATAAAGAATTTATTGAGAATATAGCAATCGCAGTAGGTGGCGATGTGCAAATTCAAATCAAACAAGCAATCAATGGCAATAACAATAACAAGTAGTCCTGCACCCTATTCGTCTATGCACGATAACTTATGGTTCGTATCAAGTTCTACTAATAGCGGAACTACTAACTTTAAATTCGTGTATGACGTATACATAAACGGCAGCCAGGTTATTAGATCAAAGGTATTCCCTGCTCCAAGTGCAGAAGGTAGCTATGGTGTGTTTAACGCATCTCCAATGGTGCGTAGCTTTGTTACTAACTACTTTGAGCCTTCAGGTAACTCAATACTTGTAGCATCAAACGATAAAATCAAAGTAGATTACCAAGTAAGGATAGGCGAAGAGGTTAGCGGTGTTACAACTACAAACTTAGCGTCTGGTAGCTACTCAGCTTACAACTTTGTGCCACCATTGTTTGCCGACGTATTCTTGACAAAAAACCAAACACCTTTGGTGTTATCGGACTATTACGATAATTTACTATTGGAAAACTTTACCGATGATTTCTTAACGGAACGAGATACCGACGAAATAACACTTGAATACGGAGATAACTTTTACATTACTTTCCTACGCATAGCAACGGGCGGTTATTCGGCTTGGGTAGAAGTATTAGGGCAAGGCGATGTGGTTACCAATACTGTATCGGGTAACATAACCTTAAGCGGTCAATTCAATATGTTTAACCTACAAGCAGGACATATAAATGATTGGGCAAGTGGAACTATTATTAACGAAGATACTTACGGCTACAATTTTTATTTAAAAAGAAGTGGCGCACAAACAAGGGTAATTAAGATTAAGCATAAGTGCTATCCTAAATACCAACAATTTAACTTAGAATTCCTAAATAGATTAGGCGGTTGGGATACAAAGAAGTTTGCCCTTGTAAATAGAAGGTCAAGCGAGTATCAAAGAGCATCATATAGGCGAAGCGATTGGCAGCTTGTAGGTGGACAAATGACAAACATAGATGGATATAACAGATATAACGAAACAACTTTCAACTATGCTATTCAGCATAAGGATAAATATAGGCTTACTTCTGATTGGGTTAGCGAACAAGATTATTCGTGGTTGGCTCAGCTTGTATCAAGTCCTATTGTTTATATGGAGGTTCTTGGTGCTTATTTCCCTGTTACCATAAGTACAAGCAATTACGAGTACAAGTTAGAAAGTGCAGATAAACTATTTAACTTTGAGATTGAAGTAGAAGTAGGAAAATACTTAACAAGCCAATTCAGATAATGATTAGTACTGAAATTTATATAGAGGAGCAAAAGATTGATCTATTGCAAGATATATCTACCGAGTTTACTTATGCCATTGACGATGTAAGTGAGTTCGGTAGTCGCAATACTTCTTATAGCAAAACAATAAGCGTTCCAGGAACGGCAAACAATAATCTTGTATTTGGGTACATCTTCGAACTTAACAACGCTAACTTTACGGATAATACCTTGCCAAACGTAGGGTATAACTTCAACGTAACTAAACAAGCTAACTGCAAAATCTTTATTGACAAGGTGCAAATATTCAAAGGCACTTTACGAATATTGGAAATAGTTATTGACAAAGAAACTATCGAATACCAGTGTAGCGTTGTCGGGGAACTTGGTGGCTTTATTAATCAGTTAGGAAATAAGCGTTTGGAAGATTTAGATTTTAGTGCTTACAACCATACTTATAGCGTAGCCAATATTAGTGCGAGTTGGGATAACGCAGGTGGTTCTGGTTATTACTATCCTTTGATTGATTACGGAAACGTAAGTACGGGAACATACGGAACACTTAAAAAGGACTTTCAATATACAACGTTTAGACCTGCTTTGTATGTCAAGGAGTATATGCAAAAGATATTTGCAGGAACAGATTATACTTTTAGTTGCCCGTTCTTTGATACCGCTTTATTCAAGCGTTTAATTATACCGCATAACCAAACAAACATAACAACGCTAAACAATACAAGCCTTAACGCAGCTGCCAAGCTAATAACTATAAACACAAACCTAAGTCCTTATGTAGAATATACAATGGTTACGGCAGGTAGTTTTACACTTGACGGGTTAGGGCAGTTATTTACTTATGGAAGTGGTGTAACAATTACAACCGATATAAAGGTTTTATTAAGGGGTAACGTTACCTTTTACAATCCACCATTACCAAACTATTCTGTTATACTTAAAAAGAATAACGCAGAAATAGGCAGACAAGATTTTGATGCAAGTGTAAGTAACTTTATGAATTGCGAGTTCACTGTTAGTGGGGTTACTTTTGCTAATACTGACACAATGCAAGTTGAGATATTAGGTAACGGCATTATCCTGGATATAACTTTAGGAGAGATAGGTGTAACTACAAGCACCCCTACACAAGTTCAGGTAAACTTAGGAGAAACAATTAAGGTAAACGATACAATCCCAAAAGGTATATTTCAAGCAGATTTCTTTTTAAGCATTGTTAAGATGTTTAATCTTTATGTCTATGAGAATAAGTTTAATGACAAAGAACTGGTTATTAGTCCGTATGTGGACTTCTATCCTGAAGTATCGGCTAATGCAGAAGATTGGACTAATAAAGTAGATAGGGCAAAGCCTATAAGCATAAAGCCAATGAGTGAAATTAACGCTCGTTACTATAACTATAAGTTCAAGGCTGATAATGACTTCTACGGGGAAAACTACCGCAAGAAGTACACTGAAGGTTATGGCGATTTTATTTATGATACCGAGTTTGATTTCGTAAAAGAAACCGACACTTTAGAAGTTATATTTGCTGCATCTGTATTGTTTCAGCAAACAGGACAAGACAAAGTATTCCCTGCTATTTACAAGAAGTCAAACACGAATAGTGCAGAAGATAGAATGGATAGCATCATTCGTATAATGCAAACAAAGAAGATTACTGGTGTAGCAAGTTGGAATATTATGAACACAACTACTAACTTGGCTACTTATACAAGCTATGGTTATGCAGGACATTTAGATGACCCTATTAATCCTACTAATGACATTAACTTTGGCGCACCTAAAGAACTACAATTCAGTCCTAATAGTTACCCAAGCACAAACGTATTTAATGCCTTTCATAGTCCTTATATTGCTGAAATAACAAGCAAGGATAGTAAGCTATTAACGTGCTTTGGTTTATTGGATATTATAGACATTTTCAATTTAGATTTTAGTAAATATGTATTTATAGACGGGGTATTGTTTAGGCTTAATAAAGTCGAGAACTTTAACCCAATGGAATACAACACTACTAAATTATCATTCCTTAAAGTAATAGAAACTTCATACTAATGGCACAAGAGAACGTAGGTATAAATATAACAGTCGGCGGTAACCAAGACCAAGCTTTAGGCTCACTAAAGGCGCAGCTTAGAGAAGCAACGGCTGAGGTAACAAAACTATCCGAGCAGTTTGGAGCAAGTAGCAAGGAAGCCGTAAACGCAGCAAAGAGGGCAGCCGAACTTAAAGACCAAATCGGAGATGCAAAGAGTTTAATTGATGCCTTCAATCCAGATGCTAAATTCAAAGCCTTAACTGCATCGCTTAGTGGTGTAGCCGGTGGCTTTAGTGCTTTACAAGGAGCAGTAGGTTTATTTGGCGAAGAGAATGAGGACTTGCAGAAAACTTTACTTAAAGTAAATTCTGCTATGGCTTTATCGCAAGGCTTACAAGCAGTAGGGGAAAGCATAGATAGTTTTAAGCAGTTAGGTACAGTTATTAAGACACAAGTTGTTAGTGCGTTCTCTACTTTAAGAGGTGCTATTATAGCAACTGGTGTAGGTGCTTTAGCTATCGCTATTGGTTTAGTAGCTGCTAATTTTGATAAAGTAAAGAATGCAGTTTTAAATGCTATCCCAGGTCTTGTAACTTTTGGAAACTTTATAGGAAAAACTATTAACTCAATAACTGATTTTATTGGTGTTACAAGTGATGCTACAAGGGCATTGGATAAGTTAAAGAAAGATGGCGATGAAACTTTGAAGGTCAATAAAAAGTTCATGGAAGAACATGGCGACCAAGTAGATCAATACACAAAGAAAAAGATTGAAGCTAAAAATAGGTATGCTGAAGCTATAAAACAAGATGGCGCAAACACGGCTGAATTAGGTAAAAGATTAAATAGGGAGTTAGCTGCTGCGGATAAAGAAAGAGCAGATGATGCACAAAAAGCAAGAGATGAAGAGGCTAAGAAAAGAGCAGAGGAAGCTAAAAAAGCAAAAGAAGCAAGGGATAAAGCAGCAAAAGAAATAGAAGAGGAAAACCAAAGACGTAAAGATTTAGAGGTTAAATTCTTTTTTGATAGAATAAAAGCTATTGATACTTTAAATGCGCAAAGGGCAAAAGAGAAAGCAGAGCAAGATGCTTTAGATAAAGAACTACTTGAGCAAGGTGCAAAAGATGCAGAAGATTATGCAAATAAAGAATTTGAATTAGTACAACTATCTATTAAAAATGATAGGTTAGCAAAAGATGCTAAAGCAAAAATTGCAAAAGAGGAAGCAGATGCAAAAATAGCTGCACTTGATGCCACAGTTTCTGCTATTACTAACTTGTCAATGATTGCAGGAAAAGAAACAGTTGCGGGTAAAGCCTTAGCTATTGCTGCTTCTATTATCAATACCTACAAGGGTATTACAAATGCTTTAGGTTCTGCGCCACCACCTTTTAACTTTATTTCTGCTGCTGCGGTAGGTGCTGCTGGGTTTGCTGCGGTTAGAAATATCGTATCTGTTAAAGTTCCAGGCTCAGCAGGTGGCGGAGCAAGTGTACCAACATTCAATGCTTCAGCACCAATAGCACCCCCACAACCACAAGCACAAACAACTACCTTAGACAATCAAACAATTAACGCAATAGGCAACCAAGCCGTAAGGGCTTACGTTGTTGAGAACGATGTAACAAGTAACCAACAAAGGATTGCAGCTATCAAGCAAAGAGCCAGGTTTGGTTAAATGATAACAATTTAAAACCCTTAATATTTAAGATTATGGACTTACCTGTTTATTTATTAGACATTAGCGAGGATATGAATGACGATGCAGAAGTAGATTACGTTGCACTCGTAGACAGACCTGCTATTCAAAAGAATTGGAATGCCTTTAAAAACCAACAACGATTTGAAGTGGTTAGCGAAGATAAGCGTATTATTTCTGGACCTCTTATGTTGGCTGATGTACCTATTTTTCGCAGTGATGCTACTTACGGCGATTATTATGTGGTCTTTAGTAAAGATACTATTTTTAAGATTGCGCAAAAGTTTTTCAAAAGAGGCTACCAATCAAACGTAAACTTGATGCACTCCCCTGAACAACAAGTAGAAGGGGTTACTATGTTTGAAAGCTTTATTACAGATCAAAGCCGTGGCATACAACCAATGAAGGGTTTTGAAGATGCACCTGATGGCTCGTGGTTTGGCTCGTTTAAAGTAGATAACGAAGGCGTGTGGAACGATGTTAAAGAGGGCAAATTTAAAGGCTTTAGCGTAGAAGGGTTATTTACCTACAAGACCAAGCCTACTAAAGAACAAGAACTTATGAATGCAATAAAGGAAATATTGCAACGGGTTAAATGATAAACAAAATCTTTTATTAATATTTAAACAAAAAGAATGATGAACGCAAAAGATGCAATTATGCAAATTAGGG